TGGTGCATGGTTGTCGTCAGCTCGTGTCGTGAGATGTTGGGTTAAGTCCCGCAATAATTCTTGAATACTATTCAGTTTTACGAGAGGAAACTATTAAGTAATTTCCTCTCTTTTATATTTTCAATAAATTATAATTTCAGCACTTAGCACACCTTCTACGATTTGAACATAGACCTAACGATTTTGGAGATCGTTGCTCTACCAATTAAGCTAAAGGTGTATATTTATGTTGAATTATTTATTAATATGTTATATACTTAATAAGTAACCAATAGTTTGTTTTTAAAAGGAGGTATAATATGAACAGAGAAGGAACTGGGAAGTTTAATACCGATTCAAGTGGACATACTTATAGGTACGACAAAGGTGGCGGATCTGATATTGATACATCAGATAAAACCCAACGTGAAAGCGACATAGGACACATTCCTGGAAGATATCAGTGGGAAGAAACCGTTGATGTTTCGGCAGATGATGAAGATAATGACAACACAGAAGATGATTAAAAATTAATATTATTAAACATCGTATAAGAGATTATCATATTTGATAATCTCTTATACGATGTTTATTTTTTATTAAATTCATTAATAAAAATCAATAGCTCTAACATCCACACCGAATAAACGATGACCTCTGATTAGCAATAAGGTGCAATACCAACTCTGCCAATACTACATAACAAAAGAGCCATCTCCCAATGAAATGACTCTTTCTTTACCAATCAGTCGCCAAACTGATTATAACTGTATAGGGCGGTAGTAAGTGTTGAGCTTGCACACCTAAGTTTCGTATGCATCCCAAAAATAGGTTTTGGTATCAGGTTTACCGCACGAAAATTATATTACGGTTCGGATGGATCGGTGATATCTACCTTAATCTCATCTACGGTTATTCCAACATTGTATGTCACATCTGCAATAACACGAATATTCTCAAAACCAATTGTCTTATCTAATTCAGCAATTTTATTTTGCAGCTCAGTTACATCATCAGTTGAATATTCAGTAAATGTGACTACGCTACCAGTAGTAGAAGTAGTTCCATATATTTCCCAAAGATTTTTTAATTTCGTTTGTGTATTTTTGATCAAAATTTTATATGTCATTATTTATGTATCATCCTTTCTAAAATTTATTATTTTATTTCGAATTGCGGAAGTAGGACTCGAACCTGCATACTCTTGATTATGAGCCAAGTGAGCTTCCATTGCTCGTCATTCCGCTATGATAGGAGAGTAGCGACCTCTCCTTATTGTATAGATTGGTAAGATCTACTGCCGATTGATTACCAGTCAGCCGACAAGACAAAGAGAATATTGAAAATTCTCTGAAATTGTATTATCAAGTTGCAACGCCACTTCGGAATCGAACCAAAATCCTCTCCCCCATCAGGGAGACGCATGTTCCAATCATGCTGATGACATGGATAATATATTATTCTCTGTATCCTACAGAAAATTCTTTTGTAAAAATCTATCAACGAATTGATAGACCGCCCTTACTCTTATGAAGCGTAAGCAGCTTATATTGTATTATTCTCTATTTTTTGGATATTTTGACATGAATTGTCATAGATGATATAATATGAGGGACAAGCGATTATTCAACATTTCATTTAAGGCTAGATGGGATGGTAAAAGGCGGTTTAGAGTCGTTCCAAAGTAGCGATACTTTGTTCGAATAGAATCCTTTCAGGAAATAATTAGAAAGGAGGACGATAACTATTAATATTTTAGTTGCACTTATAATCGGAATTGTAGGTAGCATTATTGCTACATACATAGTACGATTTATAGATAAAAAGATGCACAAAAATAACCGCCATGAGTCTAAATAGCGGTTAAGTTTTGTGTTAATAGATATAAAATTTATTAGCCTACACACCACATATAGGCTCTAAACCGTCTAACGGATAATTGCTTGTTTTCTTGATTTGTATTATAACACATAAAATTGTGTGGTGCAAGAGGGAATTAGACGAAAGCTTCATCGGCATTGTCTACAAATCAGAGAGTGATTTTTGTTCTACTTGTTTTATTTCTCCATCAGCAAAATATTTTGCAAATTGCTCATCTGCATCAATATCCTTGTACACTGCAACCATATCAAGCGAATTCCAACCGACTAGCATTTGAATTACATCATCTGGAAGACCACTTCGAGAACAAGAGGTGGTAAAGAAATGACGAAGACTATGGAAATAAAAGTCTTCTCCTAAATGTTTGCTGAATGTATCAGCCCAACTGTCAAGAGTGCTTGAATCCATAGGTTCATCTATATATTCTCCATTTACTTTCTTTGGAAATAACCATTCTGATTCAATTCCATGTTCTTTTCTATAATTCATCCACAAATCAAAATATGGCTTAAACGGTTTTGCAAGTGTATATACCACTAACATTTTTCCACGTGATCCTCTTCCTTTTGTTTGGATCTTTTCAGGTGTCTTATATAAAGAACCATATATAATATTTTCGTCATCGAAATAAGACACTTTGAATCGTGGTAATTCACTCTTACGTCTACCGCTAAATGCAGCTAATGCTAAAATACAAGCCTTGTCATACTTACCTTTTTCAACCCAATAATCAAGCATTCCCTGCACTTGCTCATCAGATAACACAGTTTTAGTGAATACTTTCTCATTTGCAGGATTTTCAATTTTGCGTATAATTGGTTTAAAATTTTCATACTCATCGTCCAATATAGCTTCTACATAATTTGAAAGAGATGAGAGAGTAGATTTTACTCTACGCATTCTAGCTGGCGACCATTTATATTCAGTAAGACAAAAACTCTGATAACGAGCAATATCCCTCTTAGATAAATCAATAAAGAATTTGTTATCGCAATGCTGAAGTAGATAAACCCAAAAAATAAAAAGGTCACGCCTATACGCATTAATTGTATTCGGAGATCTATCCACTGAACGAAGATAATCCAAAAAATCATTTCCTAATTCTATATTTTCTTTATTACACTGAGCCAATAACTCATCAGTAACAATATTATTATGCTGTATTTTTCTACCCATCAAATCTCACTTCCTTTCGTATATAATATTCTTCATAATAAATGCTCACTTACTCCTGACTTTAGTTATGAGTGTGCATTCGCACCTTTATCAAAAGTGGACGACTGAGGTTACGATCCTCACAAAGACCAATCTCGCCCATACAAAAAGAGTGTGCAGCATACACCACACACTCTTACAAGACATATTTTTTTTAGCCCCTAAATCAACATTAAAACGCCAAATATGTCACTAATAACATAAATTTAGAACATTAACAAAAAATATGTTACAATTAACAAATTATATTAACATTTGAATAAATCCCACCATAACAAACTAGCAATATCATCAATGCTACCAGTAAAATATGGTTTCTTTCTCAAACTATATTTATTATCAGAATACTTATTATGATGTAAATTTATACTCTTATTAATATCATCCCAATCTTCATCAAACTTTTTTATAGCCTGATCATACTCATCTTTAGATACCTTTTTACCATTAACCTTATAAGTTACTTTAGCATCTTCAAGAGATCCATCATCTTCATAATCATCCTCAGATTCATCAATCTCAGTAATATTAAATTCACGCATAATACATTTAGAATCTTTATTCTGTTTTACAAAACTTGAATTTACATCACCATGAACAAATACAATATCTGTTGTATCTGTATAAATGTAAGTATCTTCATTGCATTTTGCCGCTTGTACCCATATAGTCATATCCGAATCAATAGTAAGCACAAAAGCATCATCGTAACCATCCCAGTAAGGATGATTTAGGTCATTACAAGACACTAACTTATAATTTGGATTTCTTAGAAGAGAATTTAGAATCTCGATCATCACATTATATTTTGCAACCACTAAAATTCTTGAATAATCCTTTTCTTTTGTATTCATAAATAATTTTTCGTAAGTATCATATAAATATTCAACAAAATTATATTTATCTTCAAAATTGAAAGTCTTCAATCTTTGTCACCACCCTTGATTACGCAAGTGTCTTAACTGACTTAGTAATAGAGAACTTGATCTCATCATGTTCAGGTACTGACCAAGCTTTACCACCTGCAAGTGCAGCAACACCAGACTTTTCTGCTACATGCTTTACTGAGAAGCTACCAACGCCAGGAAGAGGAATCTTTTCTGTCTTGTTATCCGCAAGATTATCAAATACACAATCAACATAAGCTTTGATAACGGCTTCAACTTCCTTCTTTGTGAATTTCTTACCTTCTGTAGCAATAATATCTGTAGCTCTCTCTGAAACTTCCTTAATCATAATATCCTTTTTCATGTTTTTTAAACTCCTTTTCTTTCCTTAATATTTTTATATCTTTTGGCAATTTTTTATTTTATTGCCGAAATAATAATAAAAGAGGGTAGCGGCTATAATGAGTCCACTCCCTCGCATACGGCTTCGTCAGCCAAATTAACCATAGGTTATTTCCGTTTGTTAAATGCCAGTCGGATTCTGGTCATGTAATAGCAATCATTTTTATTTGCATTTTGACTTTGCAACAGTTTTTGATTGAAATTAGTATTTTAATTTAATTCAATAGGGTAGTAGGCTTTTACACCCTTATCTGTACAAATACAAACCATCTGTGACGGTTTACCTGTTAATCTATCTAAGTGCTGCTTGTTTTCCGTCTTTTCTAAAGACGTTGTATTTATCAAATAAATCTCCATGAAATCTACAAACATATCCATGAGATTGTCTTTTTTGACCGTTACACACTTGTGACACACTTCTATATGGTATACCATATTCTGACTCTGCAACTCTTGCATTTTTTACTGTTGCAATAAAATTACCGAATAAATCAAAAATATCTATTTCCTTTCCAACATTTCTTTTCCGTCCTTTTATACTATTAAACGTAATATTATTGGTTAGGTAATTCCATGTTTTATGTTGTCGTATATCATCAATTGTGCCAGAACTTACATTATAATCTTTAGCAATATCAGAATTAAAATCATCATTTTTTAGACGGTCAATAATTTCTAATACTTGTTTTTCCGTTAAAGTAGTGTTACTATTATTTTTACGATGGACAAATTTTTTATTTTTTGTAAGTTCAGTATACTGTTCTTTGAAATATATCTGATAAATTGTTCTTTCTGGTGCATCTAATTCTTCTGCTATCTTTGGTATAGAAATATTAGTATTTTCTAACATATCAACTATTTTTAAAAATTGCTCATATGTAATAGTTTGTTCTCCATTTTTTAAAGTCTCAAATGTTACTTTATATGACGGACACCGTGCGATTTTAGATAGATTATATCCGTATCTATCATCACCACTATTGTAATAGTCATACCATTTTTGCTCATTAACAAATAATTCGCTTTCGTTACATAGTTCAATTATTTCAAATGCAAAATTTTCTTCACCATATTTATTCCACGCAAATTGTAAATATCTATTTCGATGTTTGTTTTTATTTAATTTATTTCTATGTTGAAGCCATCTTCCATAAATATCATTAGATGAACCAATATACACTTTATTGTTTAAAATATTTGTTATTTTATATATTCCAGAAAGTCTTTCAGAACTAACTCTTTTCATTTTAGACATTTTTTACCTCCATAGTTTTCTACATAATTATTCTCCATTAGAAAAGTGGTCTAACCTAAATTGGCTGACCACTTATTCAACAGACTATCTAATTTTTCACTTTTTACATAAACCCAAAATCTCTGTTTAGAATTTGGATTTAAAGCACATAGCTTATATCTCATTCCATTATCACGCAAGTAATTTCGTAATGGAAGAGAATAGCAACAGTAAAGATTTATATCCATGTATTTTTACCTCTAATTCAAAGTTTTAATATGAGTCTTTCCCTCAATTACATGTCCTTCTTTATCGAGACAAATAATCATAAAACCTTCTTTTTGAGAATTGATTAGCTGCCCGTCATTGTATCTCATTTTACTTGTTTCACAACAGCAACCTTGTTCATAAATCATTGAATTTCCAATTTTATATGAACCGACTCTATGTGTGTGGCTCATAATAAGTGTTTTAAACTCAAATCCTTCATTTCTAAACCAATATAAAGCTTTTTCTGCTGTCTTTAATGGACTACTTGCAAAAGCCTTTGGATGACAGAATAAAACATCTTTATACTGAGAATACCATGTTCCAGTATATTTAATTTCAATATCATCAAACACATCACATAATGGAGAATATTTTATTTTTGCTTTGGTTTTTCTATTATAATGTGTAAAACCATCTACAAAAATATAATCCAATGCTGTTTCAGGCATTAACTCTTGTAACTCATTATCAAGATTTTTTGCTAAATATGAACCAAGACGTAATTCATGATTTCCGTGATTTACAAGAACTTTTTTAGGTTTAATCATTTCAATTAAATCAATAATATACTGTCTTGCACCTATCATTTCTTCTAATGGAGATACCCTATACAATTTAGAGAAGCGAGATAATGCCATACAGTCTACTAAATCTCCATTTAGCTGTAATATATCAATTTTCCCACTGAACTCACTAAAAACATCTAATGGTTTTGCAAAAGGGTAATGTAAGTCTGATATAGATAGAATAGTAGTAGCTACACCTTGATAACCATGTATATAATTATCATACTCTTCATATCCAACAGCCTGTTTTCTAAGCTGATCTGGTGTTATTGACAATCCAAGCATATCTCGAATCTCAATCCAATCCATATCTGTTTCCTTACGCTTTTTCGCAAGACAGCATCTCAGTTTCCATTCAAAATCTGTTTCATTTTCTAATCTATGTAAGTCGATTATGTCGTCCACCTACTTTCATTACGCCTCAATAGGCTCATCAAGTTCTTCCTCGTCCTTAACTTTAATGTTGATTTCAATAGGCGCACCGTTAAAACCTGATAGGAGAGTAGACAACTTTTTCTCTTCTCCGTCTACATCAACTGTTAAATTGTCACTATCTAAAATTCCTGCAACCTTCATTGCAGTTGTAACCGTCTTTTTATAAGCAAAATTTGCCATTTCCTTTTAATTCCTCCATAACATTAAAAATTCCTACCAGACTTATATCTGCTAGGATTACAATAATTATCTTTTTTACCTTTTTGTTTTCGAGTGTCTAATATTTCCTGAATTTTATCACGATATTCCTCATTATTACTTAATCTGTACATACTAATGAGAGTATAATTACGTGAATTTAATGGAATTTTACCATTGCACACATTATGAATTACAGTCTTTGCCAACTGCTTACTTTTCATATGTGTATGATAATCGCCTTCAATGTCAGTACGTGTTACTCGAAATGTTCCATCTTGCAACTTATCAATTGCGAAATCTTGTTCATTCATAGGCAGAACCTACTTAACGAATCTATCTTCGATGTAACGCTTATTTCCACTCGTCTTGTAGTAACCTACATGTTCACCTTTACGATCAACATATCCATGTTTCGTATTTCGAATTACACCTTCAGATAATAGCTTTTCGACCTCATTTTTAGAAATCTGTTTAATAATTTTTCACATCCTTTGATTTATTTTTCCTGCTAAATAGCAGGAGAGTAGCTGGCTAAGTAGGACTCGAACCTACAACCTTTTCCTTAACGGGGAATTGAACTACCATTGTTCTACTAGCCAAAATTAGAAAAATCCGATGACTATACAATCAGAAAGAAAGCACAGCCATCGGCAATAGAAAGAGGGGGTATTGAGAAAATCGAAATAATGAATATATAATTATAGCAACTGTACCCCTTCGGGTTACTTCTAATAGACGCACTAATATTCAGTCAATGCAAACACAAGTCTGAGCATATACACCGTCGCATATATACTTCTTGTGCTATGGGAAACACCCAACATAGTGCATACGGAATTGGTTATCCGCAAGCCTCGTCCATCATTCAGAATCGTTAATAGTTTTGTTCTATAATGAATTAAAAATGACTACCTTGGACTACTACTTCCTGCAACTCATCTTATTGTGCAAATTTCTTTACACTCACGGCAGAACTGACTTATTTGGTATTCCCTTACTTACCTCCTATAAGTTACCAGATCATAGGCATCAGGGTTCAGCATTGCAGTGCAACTCTCTATTACGTCAGCGATGAGAACAGAACTTTTTACTACGCTTATTATTAGTACACATGCTTGCCTTTAGTGGTTTCCACAGTATTCTAAGATGTCTCACGACATTTCGAAGCACACCACTATAAAGTATCCCATATAATAATATGCCGACATTCACATGCTCTCAGCACGGTGATTAAACCGATCTTCACTGAGTTCCAATAACTATAATTATATATTCATTATTCAATTATATTTCTTATTAATCTGCTTATAAACGCCATTATCTTTGATAGATTATTTACTTCCACAGAAATGCATTGGTACAGTCTCGCTTGCTGAACTGAACTGGTTTTCCACACCATGCACAAGTTTTTCACATGGAATCACAGCAACTATCTTATATCCATGTATTAGACGAAATAATTTACTGCCTTTCGGCTAATTATATATTCTCCATACACAGTACAGAGATGCTTAATATTGTATAAAAACAATATTGTAGTTAAGAAAAGCTGATTTCATTCTAAATCTGCAATGCCACTCGAAAGAGTAGCAGAGCAGACATACAAAGATTGTCGGTTTGTTTCTTCCATGACAATCGTTTTTGTATCATATTTTTGTAAATATTTCACTATATCTACATTTAAGAAAAACGAATTTTTTGTAAAAATGTGCCAAAAAGCCTTATAAATCAATGGTTTTAGTGAATGAGTTTTTCGAACATTTATGCGTTTCTCAAGGTTTTCATACGTTCTTTTGCCTTATTTTTATCTATTTCTTTTGCACATTTTTCACAATATAACTTTGGTCTTCCAGTCTTTGTTGTTCTTATTTTTCTTCCACAACCAGGATTTGCACACTGCTTATAACCTTTTTTAAAATTCCCTATGTACTGATTACCAATATTCTCAAATTGAGTTACCTTATAAGCAATATCATCATCAGTGTCTCCTAAATCTATTTTGATATTAAGATTATTCACCTTTTTCCCGAAATGAATATAACCATTACTATACAACTCATGCAACAATTCATTTTTTTTATCAGATGAAAGAATAACATTGGCAAGTTTAAATACTTCTGAAAGACCTTTTGAGTCTTTTTTATTTATCCATCCTTCGCTATTCATATATCTTGCAATAGCAAATAATGTAAACATAAATTTCTTTTGGCGATCATTTGGAAGAGATTCCACGACTTTTAATTCTTTTTCATAGATAGGAATATACTCAAGTTCCCTAAAGAGATTTTTAGATTCTGAGGCATATAAATCAATACATGTTTTTTTGATTTTATTGGCATATCTATATTCCTGATATCCTTCAATATTGAATTCAAGCATCTTTGTTTTGACTGTATCAATTAGAATATTTGGATCTTTGCCTCTGTCAAAATAATACTTAGCAATCAATGTTATCAGATATCCATTCGAGATATTGTCGGGTTTATTGCCAGATGCTAATATCTCTCTAATATATTCTTTTTCATTCAGTATATACAACTTCTTCCTCCATTTCTTCTAAACGCTTAATAATTAGTTCTCCAATACAATCCCAACAAAACTGCCTATTACCTTTATATCCATAAGTCATATCAAGAATGATATTCATACGTTCATCATCATTTGGACATATTTCTTCAGCTTTCTTCTTAAACATTTCAACCATACTTGCACGTTGATAATATTTGTCGAATTCGTCCTGCTTATCAAAGATATCAGTTCGATTTAACTGTATTCCTTTTTCTTTTCCCTGTTTCTTTTTATATTCCTTAATGCATTCACAGTAATATTGTTCAAGTTCTCGCAAAGCTTGTCTGTGTTCTTCAGTACAACGCCTTTTAACCTTCAATGTATTATAATCAAATGAAGAATCCTTATGTAATTGAGATTTGTAACCATCTAACTGACTTTCAACATATTTACAAATCTGATTCATGGAACAATTCCCTGTACCAACTGGCATTTTTCTCTCATACCAAAAAAGAAAATCTTCTTGTTCTTTTGTAATGGCATCTTTATTATGTAAATCCTCGATAGAACATTTATAGATAGCATAGCACTTAGCATTACTTTCTTTGATATACTGCTTATATTGTCTTTTAGTTTCATCGTAAACATAAATCATAAAGTAGGGCTTTCTGTATGCGCAAAGCGATTGCAAATATTTATTCTCTCCGCAAGCACCTAAATTGTACCAACTACTTTCCATTGATTTTGCAATGATTCCTTTAATTTTGTCCAATTCATTTTGTTGATAGAGCTGACCACATTCTATTCTATATTCTAATTCTTTATATTCAGGTGAATCTTTCTCGAAATGAGATTGAACTTCCATCATAGACGTGACATAATTAGTGATTGTTCCAACTTGATTTCCCATACCTGCTTTATTTGTTTTTTTAACGGCAGCTTCAGTGACAACAATTTTTTCAGCATTTCGTTGGACACATTCAATAGCAGGTAGGTATCTATAGCGTCTTTTCATAACAGAATTATTAGTAGAAAAGTTCAGATCCGAGTCCCAGTCTTCCCCATTTTCAGCCATACAAAATGAATCCCAACCGTTTATAATCATAATAGTATTCATATATTGATACCAATACTGACATTCCTCCGAATTATTGATATTACACATTCGAATATTATTATGACTTGTCATTGGGCTTCTAAAGAGTACAATTTCATCTTCATTTTTATCAATCCAAAATTTTGAATAACATTCATTTGCTTTTAATAAACCTGTAACTTCCAAACCACAAATAGATTGCATAAGAGCAAATGGATCACCACTTGCAATCTGATAGTTACCTTTTACAAATAATTTACCGATTTTCGCATCATTCATTTTTTTCTTGATATATCTATGTACAGAGTCGATTATATATGGATCTCCCAACATATATTCGCTTGTATACAAAGCACGTTGCCATGAATTTACGTCAGTATTTTCATTAATACCAAGAAATTTAACAGTAGAAGAGTAATCACCACACATAGCATCTTTTAAATACTTGATTGTTGGTGCGCACAATTCCTCAATATCTTCGTCAGTAAATTCATAAGACTGAAGATATTGATAATTCAATTCTCTCTGTTCTTCAAGAATATGTGGTGAAATTTTTGTTACAGAAAATCCGTATCCACATTCCTTATATGCATTCACATATTGCTCAATATTATCATACGCTCCCCATAATTTAAGAGAAGACTCTGTGACAATCATTTCACATTGACGAATATCTTGCATATTTCCCCAAATATCTTCAATCATATAATTACCATTATTGTATTTTTCAATGAATTCATAAACAGGAAACGGATAGAGCATTCCTTTGAGCCATGCGTTTCTCAAACACACACCGCCAGGAATATAATCAAGACCTAAAGATTCAGCTACTCGCTGCATATATTGTATAGTACAAAGATTAAAACCGTCAGATACATTGTTTTCAAGAGCTTTATCTTTAATAATTTCTCTTGTCGGTTCTTTTGAATCACCACCATCGTCGAGTGATATAACATCTGCAAAATATTGTGTAATACAATCTTTTACAACCAAAATTCCATGTGGATCACAAATCGGTTGTGATGCAGAACATGTTAATGCTTTGTAAGCTTCATACTTTGCAGGAACTAATTTAATATCTGGATTTCTCTTACATTCACATAATTCATTTAATTTGTCAATGTATTGTGAATTACAGAAGAGAAGAGTATTGTTTTTTAATCCACCAGTAGTTCCAACAAAGCGTTTATAATTAACACCATTTATTGTAACACCTTTTTTACCAGTCACTCTTGCAAAATCAGATTTTTTATCAACAACTACCTGCATAAATATCTTTGAAAAATCAATACTCCAAATAGGTTTTTCTAAAATCTTATTTGCAATTATACGGAACTCTTGGGCTTCAAACAGTGATATGAGTTCCTGATATTTAAAAGCTTCTTCTTTGGTAATCTGTAAATCCCAATTAGAATATTTTAGTTTATTTGTTCCAATTTTAAAAATCTCATATTGAGGTACGCTAATACCAGCCATAAATCCTCCTTTTGTTTATTATTAATATTTTCTAAGTTCATTTAGCATAAATTCCACATTATCTCCGTGCAATTCAAGTGAAATTTCTTGGTAACCGCTATACCACGGATTTGTATAACAACCAAATTCAGCACATATGTCAATGATTTTAGATTGAATTGTGTTTCGTTTGGGTTCTAAAAATCTTTTCCTTTTAGTTGTATAGCATTCATATATTTTTCCAACTTCATCAGATCTTCCAACCATTATTTCATGTTTTTGAACTGTTGCAGTCAGAATGTAGTCGATGGCTTCTTTGTAATATTTCTTTACTGTTCCATCTTTCTTTTGAAAACAATACATTTTAAATCCTCCTTTTTTATTTTCACTTATATATTCTCCAAATGAAATTTCTATCTCTCGTTAATCCACAAACTAGACTGGAACTTTGTCGCATTTGTCCTATGACCAAAAATCATCTTCTTAAATTTGAGTTTGCTTATCATCTCTTTCTTCCATTTCTTTAATCTCATATCCAAGCCATTCAACAAATTGTCGATCTTCAGGAATACAATCATAATGCATGTACTCATTATTATCATTTTTAATATATTCGTCCCCTATATTTATTCGTTCATTACACTCACAACACATGTAACTGCTTTGTGCTGGTTCATACTCTGGACATCCCACTTTATGATATCCAACCCCATGACAATAAGGACAACATAATCTCATGGTTTTAAGCCACCCCCCCCCCTCTATATATTCATATCCATACCCATCGTTGGTTGTATAGTATATGTGTTTGATACCAAGATCCTTAATTGCAGCCATACAACTAGGACATGGGCGTGACATTCCATACTCCTGATCACAACGACTTCTGTACATATACAATTTTACTTTTGAGAAATTTATATCCAGATGACGGATAGAATTAAGACAATTAATTTCAGCATGAAGCTTTGCAGCAAAGCATCCTATGTTATTATTCTCTCTATATTTATTATAATGTTGTTGAATTGGATGCGTCTTGTTTGTATTATATCCAACTGCAATGACGTGCCTTTGATAAACAGCGATACATCCAATGTGTGTCTTATGAAAGTCAGAACAAGTTGATACATTTCTTGCCTTGGTAAAATAATATTCATCAGTTCTCGTCATAGTATTCCACCATTGCACGATTACTTTCAACTGAATCATTTCCAATATCAAAGCAATCATAAGTATACTGATACAAGTTCATATATTTGTCCAATCGACCTGAATTGTACAGTTTTTCAACAAGCTTACAAATATCAGTCTTGATAGTCTTCTTTGTACTCTCAACATACTGCATTCCGATTTCCTGTGCATCAATCTTAAATCTGTCATCAATTGTATCCCAATGCAGCCACATTGATACCTTGTATTGATCTAGGTCTTGATCATGGACATATGTACATACAACATCATATTTGCCATCTAGTGGGATAGTAATAGTGTAACCTTCATTCTTATAATTAAACATGCTCAATTCTCCTTTCTCTTGCTTCTGCATTTTCCTTACATCTTTTATCAAATTTCCAAGATGCGATAATATTCTCTACAATATGACCGTTTGCGTGATCTGCGTCTAAATCGTATTCAGTAACATATCCTCCATATGTGTTATGGTTTGTCTTTGTAATATTTTGCATAATATAATTCATGTAATTGTTCATATAATAATTTTTGTTCTCCTTTTTGTTTGTTAAATTTTTTATTCATATTTTTTCAGCTCCTTTAAGTGCTGCGTTGATGGGTACAAATGTATATTCTCTTATTTGGTTACTATTTATTACCATTTTTCATTTCTCCAAATGATTCAACTTTATAAATTTCAAGCATTTTTTCAATAGCCCATTCAATTTCTTGCTCATATCCTTCTTTATTGAGAACATATATATTGGGTACATTTTTAGGTGGTTTCTTAGGATCTGGTTGGACGCTACCAACTTCTTTCTTAATGAGAAGTGGTTCTTTGTTATCAATTGAAGAAGTTAGATAGTAAATACATTGATTGATAGTATCCTTAGACATAGATAAATCCTTTGACATAGTATCTATACTTCTGAAGAATGCTTCAGGCTTTTTTTGTGGTTCTGATAATAATTCATTTCCATTCTTATCTTTTTGTCTGATGAATATATAAGAATTAATGTATAGAAAAGCTACTAATATATTCTCTCTATTAATTGATGATTCATTCATCATAATAAAATCAAATTGTGATGAAGTGAGTTTTGAAAAATCCTTACCAAAATCAAAATTATCAGGAATTATTTTAATTTCAATACCAGTATCATATCCAATAGAATCAAGATCTTGTTTGACTTCAATCATTTTATTATTAATCATATATTCCAATACATCTAAAATTTCTTTGAATGCCTTTGGTTTATTGCGATGAGTTTTATATCCATAAAAGTCTAAAACTTTACGAATAGTGATCCAACTGTAGTCTTCATATGACCTATATTTGTCTATTAAAATATAAGTAATATAAAATTTCCTGCTTATACCAAATTTTGTTTTGATATTTCCTTGGATATAATCATTAGGGAAGCGTGTAAAATATTCAGTTTTTTGTTGCAATATAAATTCCTCCTTGTGTTATGATATTTTATTATCTCTTTGCAGTATTTTTTATAGTTATGTTTAACGAGCGTTCAGTAGAGGTGCATTTTTGCACATGATTTTTTAAAATATGCGAAATTCCATGTGCATATTTGCACATAAACTGAACTGAAAGAAGATATACAACTTATTTAATAAGACAGACTATTCGTAATTTATTCGCTACGCTCATAAATTACTCTTTAAATTTTTATCTAATGTTTTTAGTTGGTCTAATTATTTATTCTCCATCTCAATTATTGTTTTGTTTCAAATCAACATATTTGTTCTTATAAATATCCTCTACAAAAAATACTGGTATTTTATTATGATAACGGTCATATAATTCTTGGCTTGTAATCACAGATCTGCACATTCCTAAAACAGAATTTGTTGTTCTATAATAATCCTTTACAATAGATTTGTTTGCATTGAATCTATTTCCTATTTTCCCACAAATAATACAATAGCTTTGTAAATCAGTTGTAACGTGAGACTCTTTACCAGGAAAACTAAAATTATATTGTATAAGACATTCTTCATAATGATGCTTATGTTTTGTTTTCTTTGCGCTGTCTGATATATTACTTCCTGTGTTCTTTTTATGTTTTGGTATTTCGTTTGAAATATTTTTATTCATATATCAATTCTCCTTATTTTCTCTATGTTTTTTTAATTCTGTAAAAAATTATTAGGCTAAAATAGCGTTTCAAGGCATAATTTTCCGTTTTTATTTTTTAGGCAAGTATTTTATCCTTGAAGCTATTTTCGTTCAAATTTGAATTAGAATCATATGTTTTTCTCCTTAAATCCCAGTATAAGAATTATGCAGGTATGTCATCGAAGATAGTTATATATCTTGTTTCATAATTTCCATCAGAGAGATTATATTTATTTAATAGTGTATCTACAATATTTTCGTATGCTTTTCGCAACGTTAAGTTATGTTCTATTACATCTAATGTGTAAGCTGATTCCAATTTATTCTCATAGCAGTAATCATCTATTTCTTGATTAAGATCTATATCAGGATATGTATTTTGTAACTCCATATATAGATTCTTGTATAGCTCCGTATTGGATATATGAAAGTAATCTGTTAAGAGTTGATATTTTGGATACATCTTTAATGCCCAATATGACCATTTCTTTTTAGGTAGGTTTGGCTTAACTGATTGAGAATCTTGCAGTGAATTTTCTAACTTATCTAGTCGTTCATTTGTTGATTTTTGAATTTCAAGCATAGTATCAGAGATAGTCTTCATGGTAGAAATTAGAGAATTTATAGTATTGCCTTCTTCTAATTCATGAAATCTATTTACATATCTTGCTGTAAATTCTGTACCTTTAATACCTGTGAGTTTATTCGCTATAAATTCACAACCTTTATGAGTGATATTGTAACAAGGTTGTATTTTATTCTGCGAAGTAATATATGTAGATTCAATGAAGAAATCGGTAAAGCCAATTTTGGATTGCCCTATTTTAGTTTCATTAATTTTCTCAATCTGATTGATATACCTATGAATATCTCTTAGCAACTTTGCATGATCTTTCTCGATCATCTGAGCTACTTCCATAGATGTAATTGTTTCTAAGTTTGTTGTTGTAATTATGTTGTTCATAAAATTTCCTCTTTAAATTTTTGGTTTTATAGTTTTCTGATTATATATTCTCTGTTTGATTTTATTTTTTGCATAAAAATAAGACAGTACAATTACTGTCTTGATAATTTTGTGTGTAGTTTTATGGTAGCCCCCTATATTGAAGAGGAAGAGTGAAAAATCGTTATCGTAAAAAGTGCTTATAAATAAGGAAGATTTTTGAATTGTAGATGTGGTTTTAGATGAAATTGAGTTTAGATTTAATGGTTGTTGTGTGGATTTTTTGTTGATTTTTGTGGTGTTTGACGATATGAGGTGCGATAAGGGGGTTGGAGAGAGTGGAATGGGAGATTTGGTTGATTTTGTTGAGGATTTTGAAGATATCGGCAAGGTATAATTTTGAAGAAAGTCTGTGGATGAATCAGCTATAGGCTCTGCGCCTTTTCCAGTTCATGCTGTCAGTTTTTTCCACCCCCCACATCTAAAACCACGGTATTTCTATATTTTTCCGTGTGTTATAGTTAATATAGAACAGATAGTCTATTGAGTTATAATCAAATATTATAGCTAGTTATAATTTATGATGATATCGTATTTTTTAAAAAATATCTTTAAAAGGTATTGACAAGTACGCTAAAAGGTAGTATTTTATACTCAAACGTTGGGCATAAGCCCAGCGGAGGAAGTATATAAAATCTAGTCCACTAGACAAACAAAAAAAATAAAATCTAGTGACTAGATACAAAAAAAATAAGGAGGTTGGTTAACATGAAAAAAACCACAACAAACAACACAACAGCAAGCAAGGAAGTAGTAGCAAGCAAGGAGGAAAAAAACATGAACGAAGCAAAGAAAGAAACAATGGTAAAAGCTGGCACCCCAGCTAGTAATTCAATTATTGACGTAGTAGTCAATGGCATGGATACGCAAGAGGTATTAAACGAAGTCAACACACGGCTGGCAATGGTAGAAAAATCTGTATTCAATATTGCTTTACTTTGTGCATATGGTACGGGTGTAACAATTCCAACCTATACCGATTGTAAAGGTATTGTACACGGAGAAGCAACATGCGAAAAGCCAGCAAAACAGGCAGATTTTATTACACTTGTTAATCGTTCTAGCAAGTCAATTTCACGGTGGGTTATTGCTATGCGACTTGTAATTGATAACGGTTATTTTGCAACCTTCGCCTACGGTTCTCTTCCGTTTTCATATGATAAAATTATAGCAATTTTCCGCAATCCGGAAGTATTTAAAGGCATTCAGTTGGTCGACCTTTTCAAAATGTCTGCAAGAACATTAGAAGACATGGTACACACTGCCGAAAAGAAGACGAAAAAGAACACCGACACGAAAGAAGAAGCTGGGGCAACTGAAGTCGAAAACAAGGAAGAGGAAACCACAACAACAGAATCAGACACGAAAGAAGAAGCTGGGGAAGTCGCAACGCTAACATATAACGGCAAGGAATACAAGGTTAATAAATTAGCGTTTGAAAAATGGCTTGCTAATAACATGATAGCAGACTAATACGCTATTAACACACTAACTAGGGCGGTGAAATTCCGCCCTTTTTGTAATGCTATCCGGGTAAAAATACCCGGATTTTTTAATGCTTTAAATCTAGTGACTAGATAATTATATTGATATAGGTTGTCTAGTGACTAGATTTAAAAATAATATAACAAGGAGGTATTGCAATATGAATATTTCAGTATGCAAAAATAACTATGAATACATCTGGAATCAGCATATCCCATTTAATGCATGGTATGGCTGCGATTCTGTCGGTTGGTGGTTTTGCACGGTTCACGGCAAGCCTGAGAACGGTAATGAATTAGAATTGCGTAGATTTAATGGCACATGCTGGATCAAAGTACGTGAAGATTCAGAAACCACACAAAATATCTGTCAATGGGCTACAACTATGCGTTTGTGGTGGACAAAATGCCACTGGTTCAAAGAAGAGGATACACAAAAAAATCTAGTGACTAGACAAGAACGACATATACGAAACATTCAAGCTATGATGCATCATGCAAGAACACACAAGTCAGGCGGTTCGGGTATTCGACTTGACAAAGAAAACTTCCGTGCTGATAAAACATTCACAGACTACGAATGTTCAAAAAATCCATTACATGATTTTATACAATCTTATAATTAAGGAGGATAAGATTATGAGAAGAAATAATATTACAGCTACAGCTATGCATTTAACAAGTGCAAGAATACATAATTTTGCAAATAAAATCAATACAGGAAATATAAATGTATTGCGTGAAATAGATTTACCATCACATACTCATACTATGCATTATATAGAGGATTCCACAGAAGAAGTGCGTGATGTCAGTTGTATTGATTTTGGTTGTCCAGTGCAGCTATCGGTATGTTTTTATAAGTAAGAGGAAATTGCTATAAAAAGATCAGAATATAAGAAATAGGAGGTACAACCATGCTTAATATACAAACAACAATTCATTCAGACAAAGAAGGCAACTATAAAGCCAAAGATATAATATCTCAACTTATAAAGGTAAATTTAGACATTGAATTGCCTAATAAACCACTAGAGGATACATGTCTTGCAGATTTAAAATGTGAAGGTTTACCATGTACATATTCACATACAGAAGGTACGGTCTGGGACAATAACTTGCGTACTTATACAGAACGCAAAATAACATTATGTTTTGGATAATTACATAAAGGCAGACTAACAATCTGTCTTCCGTCTTACGGTGTAAGTCCGTAACCGATGAGCAGAAGCGAAACGGAAATTGAAAGGAGGTTGTTTTTATGGTAACATTGTAGATAGGTACAGTGTGCCTAAAAATTAAAGGAGGGCATTATATATGTCTAAAATTGTACAAAAAGTTCCCGATGAAGTTAAAAAACAAAGCATAGAAACTTTAAAGGTTCGTAAGGAAACATTAGAGTATTTGCGTCAAAATGGATTCAAAACCATTGACGATGTAATAAAAAGGCAAATGGAAATTCCTAGCGAATATAGAGGAAATATCTACGCATATTTGTTTTTTGGAATGGAAGATTAAAAGGGAAATCTAGTGACTAGATACTAAGATATAAATATTAAACTTCTTTAATATATCTAGTCACTAGATAAACTTGTACAAAATTGAAATTATATGTTATTATAGAAAGGAGATGATAAAATTTGGAGGCATATAAAAATATGGAAATTAGCTATCAAGGTTTATTTGATATGTTAAAAAAGAAAGGAATAATGCAAAAAACAATGCGTGAAGATCTTAATCTGTCAGGAAGTATTTTGACTAGATTAAAGCATAATGGAGCTGTAACAACGGAAACCATAGGCAGAATCTGCGAATATTTACAATGCACTCCAAACGATATAATGGAAATCAAATTTGATTCTAAAATTGCATCTTCCTATAATGATAAACATAAAATGAATTTAGAAACCCAAATAGCTGAACTTCAAGAGAAATTAAAACAAATATAAAATCTAGTGACTAGAAAGGGAAAGTGATAATGCTTGTAGTTAGATTCAATTCAGAAGAAAAGGCAAATCATTGTATTTTGAATAACGATCATGTTAAAGATTGGAAACGAGTAGATAATGAAATAAAGGGAAATGCAGAATTTTTAGTTTGGTATCAACCAAAACAGTAAGGCACCCATCATCCGATAGGGTGCTATTTTTATACCCAAAATTCAAAAAAAGGAGGTAAACACAATGCCAAAACGTACAGTAAAACACAATCATCTTGTATCAACTTATCCATGCAACAACGGATATGTAACAGAAACAGTCAACCGAAATGGTGAAACAATCCGCACAGCATTTGATACAAATTTGTACGATGCAGAACGGAGACACAATAACTATCTGCGTGATTTATAGGAAGAAGGTAAACTATGCCGTATCAAAAATATGGAGACTGGTATATTCCAGAATGTCACATCAGATTTCCCACAGAATCCGAAGCATGGGAATACATAAGCGAAAACGCAAATGAAGAGTAGAAAAATGTCTGCTCTTATTTTTTTGAAATCAAAATAATCCAAATAGGAGAATAAAGAAAGGAAGTTGTTGAATATGTCATACATCATTACATTAAACGGAAACTACATCGGATCACAGATAATGTCTAAGGAGGAAGTACGTAAAACAGAATCCGCAGGCTTTACAGTAATCGAAGCTAACAAGTAGGCAAACGTAACTATACAGACTGTATCTGGATAGCTTATTCGGCGACAATAGGCACAACTACGGATGCGGTCTGTCAACTTGAGAAGGCAAAATAAAGGAGGAATGCCAAAATGAAACACACGGTATGTACACGGAAACTCAAAAACGGAACGCCTGTATTAGTCGTAGATTTACGGAAATTAGGCGAAGCATTAGTATGTGCAGCAATAATTATAACAATTATGCTTGCACCATCATTGTTATAGGAAAAGGGAGGGGTGTTACTATGCCAATCATCACAATCAGAGACATTGAAGATGCATACAAAGATAAACAGACAACACAGGAATGGAACTAGGGGAATGCAAAAGGAATATCAAGATTTTTATGACATTGCAGCATATGGAAGCGAAAACTGGAAAGGTAATTTTACACCGAAAGAAATTGCGTGTTATGCCTATGATTATCAGGTAGAATATGACTATTCAATTCGTAAAGGCAAACCAACACGGACAATGATTGAACTGTGCAAATTGTGTTGCGAAGATATGGATTATCTGAATTATCCACAGATTCAGAAAAAAAGCAAAATTACGATTTCGCAGATGGAAAAGATATTTCATGATATTCTTATAGAGATAATATAGAAGAAGGCAAAAGCGACTGCAAACAAGTAGTCGTTTTTTTATGTGTAAATTTTAGGAGGTAAATATTATGTGTTATTCAAGAAAAGTAGAACCATCAGTAATTGAAAGAGAAATGCAGGAATCACGGAATATAGAAGAATTTACGGGGAAGGTTGAAACAATCACAATTAAACAGATTGTCGAAAATGCAAAGGTAAAGTCAATTTAAATAAAAGAGAATATACATACATAAGCTGCGATAACGGCTATACGGTCTATTAAAACACACGGTATATATAAATAGGAAGGAAGTGATACACATGGCAAAAGTACCAGGAGTACCAACAAGAGAATTTAGGGCTGCATTAAAGGCAAATAATTTCCGATTGCAACGGAGCAACGGAGGGCATGAAATATGGGATAAGACAATCACGATCCATTGCTCATTCCCTAATCATGGAAAAGAAATCAACGGAGCATTAGCGCAGCGTTTAAACAAAGAACTTGGATTAAACATGGAACGATTCAGAAAGTAGGTGTGAAGGTAAATGAAAATGTACAAAGTGGCATTACAAATTGACACAGGCTATGAATGGCTGAATCGGACATGTATTTTGTATGCAAATAGTAAAGAGAATGCAGCATTAAAAGCAAATACATATATTAATAGTTGTTTGCTCGGAGATAGTTATGCAACTGTAAAAAATGTAGAAGAAGTAAATATAAAATACGGAATCGTTTATCAGGATTGTTTTTAGAAAACAGTAAATGGATATTTCATAAGAAAGGAGAAATAAAAATGGCAAGAACAAATTTTGATATTATTAGAGGTTTAATGATTGCAGATAATACTCTTGACTCTTGGATTTGTGAAACAGAAGCAGAAGAGAAAAGAGATTTGACAGCAGAAGAAGAGAATGCATATATTCAGAATATTGTGGATATATGCGAAGAGATAATGCAGGGTTTGTCTTGCACTTTAGTGGAAGCATATAAAGAGATTTCAGAATAAATGCGTGTTTCCTTAGAATTGGAGGTAAGAGAAATGAAAACAAGAAAAGATATTAAACTTGGGAAAAATGAGAAATTTGTAGAAGATATTAGAGAAGAAAATAATCGGTGTCCAAAATGTGGAGGGCTTTTGATTGCAAAGTTTGGCGCAGGGATTTCGGTTGAATTTTGTGTAGAGGACAATTGTGATTATGAAGATTACGATTATGATTTGTCGTAAGAAATCGCATTTCAAAAGTAGAAAGGTGATAGATATTTATGAAAATCTATAAAGTAAATTTAAAGATAGACACAGGATATGATTGGTATCACAGAGTTTGTGTTTTGTATGCAGATAATGAGGAGGATGCTAAAACCAAGGCTGAGAAATATTTTAATAGCCGATTGCGTGGTGAAACTTTTGCAGATGTGGAAAATGTAGAAAAAATTAAAGAAAACGATTTAGGTATTATTTATCAGGATTATTTTAAAACGGAATAAATTCGCATTTCTTTAGAAGATTGGAGTGATTAACATGAAAATATATGTTTTATTAAGACAAAATTATGAGGGCAGTGATACAGTTTGCGTTAGCGAAAATATAAATAAAATTCGCACAAGTATTTGTGAAGATTTTTACCCTGAATTTGAAATTTGGGAAGATGGAGAAGTTATCTATCAGACAAGTGGCAGTGATGTTTTAAAAGCTATATCAAAAGAAATGTATTGAAACTAAGATTTACTTGGAAGGTGATAGGTATATGAGCGAAGAAATGGAAAGTAAAATAATCAAGTATGCAATGCAGAAAATCGGAACGCAAAGAGTTTCTACATTAGATGGTATGACGATTGAATATGAAAATAAATGGTACAACATTTATGTAAATGGAAACGAAGTAACAGTTGCAGAAATTTAGCAACTAAACAAAATAACGCAACCGCAAAGGCAGTTAGGAGAATAAATACCTAGCTGCCTATTTTATTACAAGAAAGTGAGGAAACGATTATGTATGATTTCACAAAAACCGAAATGGAAATTATTAAAGACAACCTGATGGCATTTATTGCAAACTTTGGCAAGCCACGGATTACAAGAGGAGACGATGGAGAAAGTTTCTATGTATTCACTGATGATTCAGATTCATGGAGACAGTATTGTTATAACATTGATTATCTGAATGGATGGTTATACGGATGTGTGCAAGCAGCTTGCGGAAATCCAAAGCAAGATGAAGAAATGAGAGAAATGTGTGATAGTGCAAGTTTCAGAGAAAGATATGCAATCTTATATGGTGAAAGAAAAATAAAAAATATCAACGGTCATAAATGTTATGTATTCACATATTTAGAAGACGATGAATACCAGGATGCAAACGGAGCTTTATATGACACAGTAACAAGAAGTTGGAGAAATTAGAAAGGTAGGTTGATTAGTATGAAATATATTCCAAGAAATGAGTATTACAAAATAATTAGAGAAACAGGACGTATTCCAGATGAAAGCGAATATGAAATTGCAGACTTAGATTTGTCAACATATCCATTAAATGAAGATACAAAACGGATTGCGAACGTAAACTTCATGGAAGAAACAGAAGATAGAAATGGAAACTATATGTTGAGTGGACATTGGTTTTCAGATTTGAGTTATCATTTTGCAAAGAGATGCAAATTCGATTTAGTTCAGGTAAATGGATATAGTTCTTATGCTTATTCAGATGAACAGATGGCGGTATTCACATACACAGAGGGAGATATTTATCTCACATTATTTACTGATAAAGCGAAATATGAAACTGAAAAGGAAAGAACAATTAAATTTTATGAGGAGGTATGTTGATTATGGCATATAAGAGAAAAACTAAAGATTGTTATGCAATCGAGGGAAATTGTGGTTATGGATGGGGCATTGAATGTAATTGTGAAGATAGAGCAGATGCAAAAGCACAGTTGAAAACATACAGAGAGAATGTAAGTTATCCTGTGAGAATTAAGAAATGGAGAGAAAGGATTGATGATTAGTATGAAATATACAATAGACACATTAAGAGAGATTAACGCAAGATTTTGTGGTTCGCATATACTTATGAATTACGATGTAGATAAGGCAAATATATATGTCAAACTTATAGAAAATACACGATCTGAAAAGACTCCAAGTGTAGGTGATTGCGTTAGATATACAAATGAATATGGAGATTACTATGAAGCAGCTCATATTGAAAAAGCAGATGTGAATGAAATTTATATCTGTGAACGACCATATACACCTTTTGTTCATGAATACGAAGGCAGAATTAGTTGTAATACAAGTGGTGGAGCATGGACACATTTACCAACAAGAGAACTGAAATATATAGGTAAAATTGAAAAGAGATTTTGTGATTGGGGTAATTGTGGAGGCTGTGCAGATGGTGCTATTGATTTTATAGCAGAAGTAAGTTTATGGGAATATGTAGATAGTAAAAATCCTTTTGTAAGTGAAAATGGATATAAGTTCACAACAAAGGATTTTGATAAACAGTATATATCATTCAATCCTAAAGATGATTCACTTTATGTATATTTTGGAGAAGGTTGTGCATGGAAAAGTAAAACAGATTTATATGCTTATCTGAGAACATATAGAGCAGAAATTTTCAAAGGACATTGGCAGAATCAGTTCATTGTGTGGACTTGGAAAGAGAAACAGCATCATGTATCACCAACGGAATTTGATAGTCTTAAATTAGAAGAAGATACATTCCTGATAAATGGTGACATCATGAGGTGTAAAAGAAAATATGATGAAATTACTCATACTGTACACACATATTATGTTTGGTATTGGAACGATCCAACTAAAGACTTCTTTGAGGCAAGTGCAGAACAGAATAAAATAAGAGAAAAATATTATACACTTGATAGAAAAACTCCAACATATATTGTTGCGAGAGAAGAAATAAAGTCTGGAATTGAAATTCCAAAACATGGGGAGGTATAACATTATGCAAATTCTTGATAAAGCAGTTACTCCAGATGGAATGGAAATTGAATTACATGATTTAAGCGGTGAACATAAATTGCCCGATTATAACGAAATGATAATTGTCTTTTGTACAGTTGCTAAAAATACTTTTCCTGAAGGTAAAGGTTGGTATGCACAGAAAGGTGAAGAATTTCGGTCATCTATTTATAGTTGTGGTGACTATACAAAAGACATGGTAAAAGCAGATTATGAAGCATTAAAGGATGGTACAAAAACTCTTGCAGATTTAAAAGCACATCTTTGGAATCATCAGAGAGATTGTTTTGTAATTGGATTATAAGGAGGTTGAGAATTATGAAGACACTTAAAGAAATGCTGATTGAAGCAGGATTTAGAGAAGACAAAGAAATTTTTCATCACGAGTCGGATTTATATGTATATGTAACACCACTTACAACAAGAATTATTGAAGATTGGTGTAATGCAAATGGATATAATAAAGAATGGCATTGTCCTACATTTAAAGACCAGATAACAGGCAAAATGATGTATGATTGTGCATTTCAGTGGTATGAAAATTAGCAGATAGGAGCGTGATTATATGGCATATTACAGTAGTCCACGAAAGTATGAAAACGCAACTGGCAAAAGATTTACAGATAAATGCCCATGTATTCATAGAACAGGAAGTGTTAAAGGTATGGTTAAATTAGGCTTTTGGGATAAAGATAGCGATAAGGTAAGACATGGAAACTGGATTTATCAGCAATCATAAAGCAAAGTAAATTGTAATTTACATTGAAATTTTAGAAAGGTAAAAGGTGAATATTTATGGCAGATACAAAGAAAACAAAAAGATTGCACATTGGTATGGCTTACACGTATGTAGGAGACACAGGAATTGATATTCCTATGGAATTATTAGAAGGTAAAACAGATGAAGAACAGTTGGAAATTGCTTGTAAATATGCACAGGAACACATTGACGAAATTCCTGTTGCTACTAATGCAGAATATATTCCATACTCGGATAATTTTGAGATTGATGATATTGATTTTGAAGATAACGAACAGTAATACAGCGAAAAGGAGATTAAAACTATGAGAGTAAACGAAGTAAGAAAAACAGAAACAATCGAGAAACTTGTAAGAATAGAGTACATTGCAGAAGACGGCACAGTATTTAGAAGCGAAGAGGAGTGTAAGAAATATGAGGAATCAGCATTATTTGTAATCAGCAAAGAGTTAAAGAGACTTGATAATAAGAAAAATGGAGCTTCTGAATATGACATTTATGATGAATGTTCTGATGAATATCTGGTAGAGATTTTCAATGCAGAAACAGAAAGAGATATTGAGAATATCAGAAGATATGTATATCTTAAAGCTCTTTCAAATAGTTCATATGCGAGAAAGGAAGATGTTGATTTACCTAATATTACAGCAGGGCATGAAGTAATTATCCATTGGAATTATGATGAAGATAGTTGTTGGACTATTGGTAATGGAAGTATTGATGCTTTCTGTGACTATATTAGAGATAATCTTATGAGTTTAATTACTCCAAAGGAGGAAAAATAATATGAATGGATATGAATTTAAAAGAGAAATTGAAAGAATTTTTAAGGTTGCACGAAACATGTGCCCTAATGTAACAGATGATATGTTGGATGCAAACGGAGCTATCCATTACATGAACGGAAATGACAGTACACCGTTTGATTGGAATTGTAATAACAGATTATGTGAGTTTCTTATTTTCCATAAAAATGAGATGGGCTTTATCAAGGCATTCGTAAATAGTGACAACACAATTGATATGTACATCTATGAAACAGACGATGCTATGCAGCCGACTTATAAATTTACAGAGGAAATGGAGAACTTAAAAGCAAGAGATTTTGCAAAGGTAATGAACTACATTGCAGATGACAATCAGTTATGGGATAAGCCGATTGATGAACTCGACTGGGACGTTAATGTAACTGAATGTGACGAGATTGATTAATACAGAGAATAAATAAAGGCAGATACAAATAATTGTGTCTGCCTTTTGTAATGGAAGGAGAATGTGACAATGAAAATTAAAGAATATAAATTATACAAGACAGCTAAAAAGACAGCAAAAGAAAACAGTTTGGAATATGTTGATTCATTTGAGACTGGCAAGAGAAATATTCTGTTTGATTTTTCATTATTAGATAATACAGATGAATTGACAGATGATGAGAAACAGTACATTAGAGAACACGCATTACGGAATTTACATGCTAGTGATTGTGAACAGTTCTATGGAAAAGAGTTTGATAATTTTACAGTTTGCAATGGTAGAGCATTATATTATCCACATAAAGTTTATGATGAACATGGTTGTGAACGCAGATATGTAATTATGCAGCTTGCAAAGATTATTCATGCAAGAGGAACACAAAAGAGTGTTTATGATGATTATGAAACAACGGAAATTAAATTGGATAGTGGTTATACAGAACCAGTAAGAGATTATGAAATATAGAACGGAGGTTGATTGATATGGTAGATAAAGAATACAGATACTATAAAGATAACGGAAAGCTTATGAGATTACATATTGAACAAGATAATGATCCACTCAATCCACGATACGATTGGGATGGAAATATAGGCAAGATGATGTGTTGGCATAGAGATTATAGACTTGGTGACTATAAAGAAAATGAGTTCTCTGACAATGAAGATTTCTTGAATGACTTGGTTCGTAGTAATGTGAAAGAGAAATCAATCATCAATTATGTGAAGGCAAAAAAAGCTTCTAATGGTCTTGAGTTAAAATACGATAGACATGAAAAAATGTGGCAATTATGTGGAACTTATTATTGGTTTCCACTTGGAAGTTCTAAAGATGCAAAATTCGGTATTATTGAAGACAATGAGAGAATTGATTGGCTTATTGATGACATTATTGAAGCACTTCCACAGATTGACAAATGGAAATTACTCGAAAGACATGCAAATATAGTATTCCTTCCATTGTACTTATATGACCATAGCGGAATCACAATGAATACTGGTGGATTTAGTGATAGATGGGATTCTGGTCAAGTCGGATATATTTATACAGATAAAAAGACAATTATGGAAACTGGTGGAATGTTGCAAAATGAAAATGGAAATTGTGTAAAAATTACTGATAGAAATTGGAAGAAAGCAGCTTATCAGTGGATGGAAGGAGAAGTTGAGGTATATGATCAGTATCTGACTGGCGAAGTATATGGAATTATCACAGAAGAATATGATACAGACAATGATGACTGGGAAGAGAAAGATTCATGTTGGGGATTCTTTAATGATAAGTGGGGAGATGAACTTGTTAAGGATGTTGCACTTGATTTTGGAGTAAGCGAAACATTGTATGACAGCGTTGAAGCAGTAGCATAAACCAAAGGAAAGAACTGTTTCTTAAAAAGAAAGTGAGGTAAAAAATTATGATGACAAGAGAAAGATTTGCAGAGACAAACTGGAAAATGAGTTATGAAGAATATCAGAAATGCGATTGTACTGAATGTAAAAAAGAAGAATGTCCACACAGAGGAGCATATAGAAGAGTACCAGAAATTGATGGTGGTCTTGGTTTATGTCCTAATTTGAAAGGAGAGTGATTAGTATGTACAGAGTATATCAATTAACGGATGAAGAGAAAGATAAAATTGTGCGATGTCGTTGGGATGGAGATACACATTACTATGATGTATTTGAATCACAAGAAGAGTGCGATGAAGAGCAGAAAAGACTAGATAAAATTGAAGCAGAATATAAAAAACAGAAAGCTGATTATTTAAAAAATTGTAAGGGAGAGTGATTGAAATGTTCAAATATATTATCAGTTATGATGGCGGTCAGTTAAGAGATAGTGGAGATTTTGAATGGGGATTATTTGATTCCTATGGTGAAGCAGAAGAAGCTGCTAATGATGCAAAAGAAGAATATATGAATGATTGGGACATTGAAGGCAGTGAATATGATCCTGATGATTTCTGTATTGAGATTGTGGAGGTGTAAGTATGAAGTATAAAAATAGATACACAGATAAGGTAAAACAGAATGCATATATGAATGCTTGTGATTGTTTATATTTTGGATTTGGAAAGATTTTTTGGAATGATTGTGGATGTAATGATGATTCAGTATGGGATCAAGCAATGAGAGATATGCAGGATTTGTAAGGGAGAATAAATGAATAGCGATAGTTAAAGCAGAGATTAATTATCTCTGCTTTTTCTAAATACATATAAAGGAGGGAAGTTAGTATGAAACCATATCAGAAGTACGGCGACTTTTATGTTCCAGGCGAAGACATCAAATTTCCAACAGAAGATGAAGCTTTGGAATATATAAGAGAGAACTACTAACAATTAGAGGCATCGGCTGTGACAGCAGCCGTGTAAGTCCTCAACTCCTTATATGAAGTATAACATAAAATGAAATGGAGAGCTATTAAAACATGGAGATTTTGGACAAGAAACGGAGTGATGAAAATGAAGAGAACACCAAAAATAATTAAGCAGCAAACGGAAGAATGGTTAGATGAACGGTGGACGATTGCAAATATGAAAGATGTAAGACCGCAAGACATGAGTTATTACATGGGAGCTTTGAAGGCTCTTGAGTTTGCAGGGTATGAATGGAAACGTGATGCAGATGGTAAGCATACATTATTTAAGTAGATTGGAGACAAATGAAGACGAAGAATATAATAAAATGTCCTGAGAAATGCAAAAATTGTGAATATAGAAAAAATATTGACTATATCAGACCATATAATTTTTGCAAAAAATTAAATGTATCTTTTTCAGGTGATGAACCAAAATCATTTTTTAAATGTAGATAAAGTATAAGCACAGTAAATAGCAATTTCAAACGGAAAGGATGGTTGATTTATATGTGCAACGAACTAAAAAAAGTTATTAAAAATGCAATAATCACCGCTACAAAGGTAGACGGATATAGTCAAGTTATTATTATGGAAAACGATGGTAGTTATGGTTATACAAGAAAATATGAAGGTTGCTGCCCTGAATGGCTAGGAAAAATCATTGGAGAAGTAGTTACGTTTTGGGAAAATGGAATTTTAAAAGCAAAATATGTTGGCAAGTAAACAAGAGTTTCTTTGGAAGAATGGAGGATATAATATGCGATTACCACAAGAATTATTTGCAGAAGCCTTATGGTTGGA